GCATCCATCCCAGATACAGGTTTCAACGTTATTGGAGTCGATCAAGGTGATTTACTCCACTGGGTTGTACGAAGAGTCCTTCCCACCGGCAGAATGGCCGTGGTTGCTTTCGGCGTTACCAACGACTTCTACAAAATTGATAGCGTCATTAGTCTGTACCGTGTGCGGTCGGGAATTATTGACGCCCTGCCCAACAAGCATAACGCCAGAGATCTAGTACAACGCTTCCGTGGGCGTATGTATATGGCATACTACAAGGACCAGCGTGAAGAGAAGAAGTACGTAACTGAGAACAAACGGCGTGAGCAGGAGAAGCGCAAGAAGGAACAGGAAACCGAAACCAGCACTATGCACCTGGACAGAACCGAAACTCTGGACGACAGTGCTCAGGACTGGATCGATGGTATGGCGTTTCTGGTTGGTGACCCCCTGAAGAACCTGAATGAGGAACAGGAAGAGTTCATCAGGCAGATGACCAACATGAAGCGTGACCTGCAAGAAGACGCCAAGGGCAACACCGTAGCCGTATGGCTCAAAGTGGGTGATGATCACTATCGTCACGCAGATAACTATGCGAAAGCTGCCGCTAATATATATGGGCGCGGTAGAATAGAAGACTTGCATGTGGGTGGTGCTCTCGAGGGTCCAGGCGGTGGTGGACTACGGTTGCAGGACCTAGTTCCAGCAGGTATGGACTTGCGATCTACTTTTGCCAGCTTGAAGGGATTTTAGTACGATATGACCTAATGCCACCAGGACGACCAAGGAACATAGTCAAGGACCTACAGCCGGAGGAGACAAGGGACAAACCCAACTTGACGGAGTTGGGCAAGTCTATCATCTCTCCGTTTTCCCTGTTCGATATCGAAGAGTTATTTGATGAAAGCGCGGTAACTCTTGCCGACTTGGACAGGATGGTACAGACCGATGGTCAAGCTATGTCTCTTTACCGCATTCTCACTATGCCTATTCGTGCTGGTGAACTGCGCGTCAAGGCTGTAGATGGTGGCACCCAGGAAGCAAACTTCATACAGGCTCAGTTGGTAAACCCGCCTGAGCTTGGTGGCATGACTACTCCCTGGTCAGGAGTAATCCAGAACATTGCCAAGTACGTGCTCACAGGTGCAGAAGTTCTGGAGAAAGTGCATGAGGTTCGCAATGGGCATACGGTCCTACGCAAGCTTGCTCCTCGCCCTCGCGAGTCAGTTATTATACGAATGGATGGCAAGGGCGGTTTCAATGGTGTCACACAGATTCTGCCGACAGGCAACGTAATCATCCCCAAAGAGAAGTGTGTCCTGTTTGTACAGGGCAAAGAGCACAACCCTCTGTACGGGCGCTCCATGATGTTGCCAGCCTACGGCCACTACGAGATGAAACACAAGCTGTATTACATCTCACATCTGGCCTATGCGCTGAACGCTATTCCGATCCGTGAAGGTAGCATGCCTCCGGGTGTACAGGACAGTGAGCGCAAGGCATTCCAGAACGCACTCGATAACGTGGGCGTGAACACCAGCATCATCGTACCCGAAGGCTACAGCATGGAGATTCACGAGACGCGTCAGGTGGCAGACTCCATGCCATTGATCGACCACCATGACATCGAAATGGCTAAGGCTGTGTTGGGCCAGATCATCAACATGGGTACGACCGTTTCTGGTGGTTCTTACTCCCTGGGACAAACGCAGCTCGAGATGCTGTTGTTGTCACTCACTGCACTGCGTGACGACATTGCCCAGGTGGTCAATAGCTACGTTATTCCAGAGTTGATCGACTGGAATTTCGGCAGCCAGAGGTACCCTCAGATCAAGTTGCTACCGCCAAGCACTGACCTGAAGACATTAACCAAGGAAATCTTCCAACATATCAGCGCTGCTCGTCAGGTAAACACAAGCCCTGAGTTCTGGTTGGCACTAGAGCGCAAGATGGCAGAAATGCTTGGGTTTGAAGACGAGATCGACTACGACAAGAAAGAGGCTGAAATGCTTGCTGGTATCAACGAACGACAGCAGGCACAGTCAGGCGTATCCCAGGTAAAGGTCGCCCAGAAGCAGGCTGCAACCGCAGCGAAAGTAGCAGCTAAACCGACTCCAGCACCAGTCATTGCTCCTCCTGGAGCAAGACCAGCGCAACCAGCAGCGGCTCCTGCTGCAACGAGGCGACAACCAACGCGACCAGCACAGGTGAAGTAATATGCCTTGGAGCGTCAAGAACCCACCTAGACCAGCGAAGAACTGGTCTGCGGCTGCGAAGCGCGTATGTGTTGCCGCAGCAAACAGCACCCTCAAACGTGGAGGTAGTGACGTAGACGCGATTCGTGCATGTATTGGCGCAGTGAAACAAGCGCACCCAGAGTCAATAGGCAAACACGATGATCTCGCAGTTATCAAGAGTCGCGCCAGCCTGCCGGATTCCGCATATGCAATCGTCGAGACAGTGAACGGCAAGAAAGTCCGTAAGCTGCCTCATCACAATGCTGGTGGCAAGCTAGATCTAAACCATCTACGCAACGCACTAGCCAGGGTGAATCAGGTGACAGGAGTGTCGTCAGCCGCAAAGGCAAGAGCTCGATCACATCTTCTAGCACACGCCCGTTCTGCTGGTGTGGGTGAGCATACTGCTGACGCACATCTGACAGAGTTCTTCGCACTACCAACCATTGTATTGAAGGAGGAAAACGGTCGGTATAGTAGTCGCGTTCCTGTTTTGCCGGAAGGCAAATTCAAGCATCCGTGGTATGGTGACCTGGATTTCACAGCGCCAGTGCTACGTGCTGCCAAGCGACACTTCGACGCGAAGATCCTTGGCACCGACATCATGGTCGACGAAGGCCATGACAGAGGCAAGGCGCTAGGTTGGTTCAGGAACGTACACCACGGAACCAGCGAAATAGGCGGACAGAACCACGTTGGGCTGTTTGCTGATGTTGAGTGGACGGACCTTGGTCGTAGCCTGCTGGAGCGGGACATATACCGCTACTTCAGTGCTGAGATTGGTACGTTTACTGGAGCAGACGGCAAATCAGTCAAAAACGTTCTGTTTGGCGGCGGCCTGACAAACCGTCCGTTTTTCAAGCAGATGCCTGCTGTCAAGTTTGGTGATGGCAAAGCCGACAACCGCATTCAAATTGGGTTGTTTGGTGACATGCTTTGGGAATTTGACGACGGCACGCAGCAAGACGAAGAAGAGGACGATGATCGTTCCTTCTTCACAGGGTATTCCCCTGAGGCGTCTGATGAAGACGTTGAAGAGGACGAAGATGAGGAAGAGGACGACGAGGAAGATGAGGACATGAAGTACGCGGATCTCATCGCACATCTCAACAAAAACTTCGGGCTGACCTTGAGCGATGACGAAGCAGCTACCGATGCGATCGAGAGTGCTTTCGGTAGCGCAGCTTCGCTCGAGAGTACACGCACCAAGTTCGCGGCTGCTGGCTTCAAGTTCGATGCAGATGCCGACATTGCCGAGGTGGTGCTGGCAGGGTACAACGCCTTGAAGACACAGAACACAGAGAACACCACGGCCATCGCTGCCATCCGCAAGGAACTGGACGATACCAAGGCCAGTACAGCGGTTGACAAGCTCGTAGACGGCGGCAAGGTGCCTCCTGCCAAGCGCGAGCAGTACCTCAAGCTGTACAACACCAACCACGAGCTGTTCGACGAGATGACCAAGGATCTCGAACCCTACGTGCAGCTTGGTGAGGTCGGTGGTGATGGCATTCCTCAGGAGCCTGGGCACGCCAGCATCGAGCGCTTCGTCGATCCCAGCAAGGCCACCGAGGAAGCAGAGCGCTACATGAATCTGGTTCCTGATCTCGAAGAGCGCCTCGCGGCCAAGAGGAAGTAGACGATGCCAGCAGTTCCCACCGGCAACACCCGAGCTTACGGCTCGGTTACCAACATCCCGATTGTAAACCCTGTCGAGATCCTGCGCAGCACAGCGCTTCAGTGCAAGATCTCGGGTGCGGCCAGCGTTGCTCCCAACACACCCAATATCAGCCCAGGCATGGGGCTGATCAAAGACTCCGGCACAGGCCAGTGGCGTCCGGTACTGCCTGCTACTGAAGCGGCTGAGCTCGTAGCTGCCAACTACGTCTACCTCAACGCTACTGACCAGCAGGTGTGTGACGTGTACCTGACGGGTATCTTCAAGAAGTCGGAGCTGAACAAATTCTACACGGACGGTCAGCTCGCAACCGTGTTCGTTGGCTGCAAGATTCACGCCAATCTTGACGCCGTTATCATCTACGGGTAGGGTGTAACGATGCCAGAGATTAGCCTGCTCCAGCCAACGGTACTCAACGGCTTCGTTCGTCGCAAGCCGTTCCCACAGAACATGCTTGGGCTCTCCATCATGGGAGCTAGGACGGGCTACCCGTTCCCAACCTGGGCTTATGACATTGTGCAGGGCAACCAGCTCATGTCCAAGCCGAACGTGCCCAATCAGGAAGCTCACATCCGCCCACAGCGCGGTGTTGGGCAAGTGGCTGGCTCGTTCATCTACATGCGAGACAAGAAAGTCTTCACGCCTACTGCCATCCACTGGCTGCGCACCCCTGGCGACATCGCTCGTAGCGCAGCAGAGGCCAAGGTAGCCGAGGAAGTCTCCGATCTTGACGATGGTATCGAGCGCTTCGTCGAGTGGGCAACGTGGCAGATGTTCATTACGGGCACCCTGGTCGTCAACCGCCCAGATGCTCCTCGTGTCAACATCAACTACCAGATTCCGTCGGATCACTTCTTCACGCCTAGCCCATTGTGGACGGACCTCGCAAACTCCAACATCCTGGCAAACATGAATGCTTGGCGGTTGAAGATCCTGACCGATAGCAACATGACGGTGCGCCGCGTTTTCCTCAACAGCACCACCATGTACGCTACGGTGTTTGCGAACCAGAAGATCCAGAACCTGCTCAGCAACGAGATGCGTGATGCTTTCCTCAAGACTGGCATCATTCAAGGGCTGGCGGGTGTTGACTGGGTGATGTACGACAACACCTATACCGATGACTGGACTGTGCCTGGCACGCCTAGCACACAGTTGTTCATCCCCAACAACAAGATTCTCCTGTTGGCTGAGGATCGCTCTGCATACGGCATCATGGAAGGACCAACCGCAGACGACGAGGCACCAGCGAACAACACTGGCAAGTACACCAAGACCTGGAAGGAGAAGGATCCCAGCACGCGGGTTGTGCTCGAAGAGTACCCGTTCGTTCCTATCCTCCCCAAGCCCGACAACGTCGGCGTTGCAACGGTAGGGTAATATGGCAGAGCCAACAGTCGCGGATTACTACCAGTGCACGGCTGGTCTCACCATCGGCATGACAGTGTGTCAGGATGGTGAGGTCGTCGAAGGCAGCGCGATGGGTTTCAGCGAGACCAATCCACCGCTTTCCGAGGCAGACCAGGAGAAGGTCTACGGCCAGGTGATGTACAAGGAATACACACCTGACGAGGAAGAGATCGCAGCTATCCAGCAGGAGTCTGGTAAGATTCGTGCTATGGCTGGGATGCAGGACCCCACGATGCCGAAGGTAACTCTCACTTCTGGTGTTGTCGAGCAGCCGCTAGACATGCTCAGCCGTCAGGAGCTGAGGGCGCGTGCTAAGAAGGTTGGTCTCAACTTCCCAGCGGATACCGATCGTGACCAGATGATCGGTGCCATTGAGAAGAAGGAGGCTGAGGCAGCCGATGCTGCTGCTCAGGAAGCGGCAGACGAAACACCAGCTGAAGAGGAGGTTCCAACGAACCCATAATGGCAAAGACGGTCGGCAGCAAGCCTGCTCGCCAGGGTGGTTCGAAGCAGGCTGGAGTTCCAGGCGTCAAAATGGGTCCCATGAAGGGCAACAAGGGCGCAATGCGCCCCAAGTAGGGAGTAGCTGTGATCGTCCTGGGCATTCGCGTATCCAACATCAACGAGATTATCCTGGATTTCGACACGATTAGGATTTACCGCGACACTGCCCAGGATGGCCCATTCTCCGACCCACCAATCGGCACTATTCCTCTATTGATGAGCACGGTAAACTACGAGTACGATGACCACGATGGTGAGCAGACCAGTTGGTATCGTGCTACTTACTATCAGGCTACACCAACGGCAGAGAGTGATAAGTCGTTGCCATTCCAAGGCATACCGGCTGAAGGACCGTTGGGTATCTTGACACCTGACTACATCAGGGCAAACACAGACTTTCCAGTGCTGGCGTCTATGAGCGATGCCAAGTTGTGGAACTACATCTGGCGTGCAGAAGCCTTGATGTACGGGTGGTCTCAGCAATACGGCGGTTTCTGCACTACAGACAAACCCAATTGGAACGTGATGAGCAGGATAGCTGGTCTAATGGTCGTGGAGCAGCTATACATTACAAGCGATGCCAGCATACGTGCACGCAGGGTAAGCGGTGTCCAGAGCGAGAAGATTGGCTCCTACAGCTATACCCTGAACACTTCCAGCGCAGCCAGTAACAGTACCGACTACAATGACCCATATGCCTTTGGTCCAGAGGCATTGGCGATCTTGGGTTATTTCACCTGTGGTACAAGCTCGATGATCCACATGAAGACCACACAGGTGTTCCCAGAGCTTGCCCCAAGACCGTGGTTTGTGCTAACTCCGCAGTATGTTGGTGTTGAAGTGCGCCCCTGGCATGATTTCACAGATCTGGAGCTACGGCGCGGTATTGTTCTTGGCTACAATCGTTGGTACAGGATTAAGGATCCAGCCTGATGCCAATTCTTGCACTGTTAGACAGAACGTGTGACATCTGGGGCATGACGCGCTTTGACCCGGAAGTGGAAGACTCAAAAGATGGCGAAGCTTTGCTTTATCCTGCTGTGCCATGTAGGGTTGATAGCATTCTGTATCGCCGTAGTATTGAGTCTACGGTCACGGGTGGCGAGCAAGGGATAAGGCGTGCCATTATCTTCATCCAGGATCCCAGGTTGTCCTACCCCGACAACTTTGATGAGAACAACTGGATAATGCAAGATGGCATCCGCTACGACATCCTTAGCATAGACGAAGCGGACGACATGTTCACTATGCACCACTTTGAGGTAAACGTGCAAGGAGGAAGATTCCGCTGATGCCTGCTAACTCTTTGTCTTTGTACACTAGTTCCGGACAGACGTTTACCCAGAGAGGACGTCCAAGCAGGACTGGTACAACGCTTGCGAAGGACAAAGTCAATGACTTCCAGGGTGCGATTGAGGATATGGCGGCTCTTAGTAGTCGCCTGCTGGTTGTTGGTGCTGATGCTGCTGTTCAGCTTGCGGATGCACTGACGGACAACACCAAACAAGCTCTGCGGCGACACATGCGTTCCCCAGGTTGGCGGCCAAGAGGAAGCACTGGTGAACCATTTGAGTTCTCAAAGGGTAGACTTCTAGCTGCATGGGGTAGATATACACCAGAATCCATGCGCGGGCAGGTAGACGACGTTGACAAAGTGCCTATTCAGTACAAACACGAGAAGTGGGCACGAGAAAACGACGTTGCAGGCGGTAACCCTGTAGAAGGTCGTGACAC